GAAGATTTATGTGAGGAGTTTGTGGCGTATGGTGTTGACGCGGCAACGGTCACAGGTGACACACCTAAAGATGAACGCGAACAAATCTTACATGATCTAAGCACTGGATATGTTCAGGTCGTTGTCAACGTAGCTGTGTTGACTGAGGGCTTTGATGCTCCGCCTGTGTCCTGCATCGTGTTAACTCGCCCATGCTCATACAAAGCAACAATGGTGCAAATGATTGGTCGCGGTCTGCGTACAGTCGATCAGGAAGAATATCCTGGTATCATAAAGTCTGACTGCATTGTGATGGACTTTGGCACATCTGTGTTAACGCATGGATCACTTGATGACGCTGTTAACCTTGACGGTCAGGAAAAGGCTGGTGACGGTGAAGCGCCGATGAAAGTCTGCTCTAATTGTGGGGGCGAAATGCCTCTTAACGCAAGAGAGTGTCCTATGTGTGGACATGAGATGGAGCGTCCAGAGCCAGAGATACTAGAGGATTTTGTTCTTACAGAGGTTGATCTTACAGAGCGTTCTCCATTCAGGTGGGTGGATTTGTTCGGTAATGGTGCCTGTCTGTCTGCATCTGGGTTTAATGGTTTTGCATTAATCGCCAATGTTGATGGTTTATGTATCGCTGTTGTTAAAAAGAAAGAAGGCAAAACGCGGGTAATAAGCATTGGTACAAAAAGACAGGTAACAGCGGCTGCCGATGATTTTATGAGACAGAATGAAACTGGAGACAGCGCAAAGAAAACAAAGCGTTGGCTCAATGATGCTGTGAGTCTCAAACAACGTGAGTTGTTGGGTAAGTATGGTATCGTAATTAGTCCAATTGATTTTTCGTGGACTAAGTATAGAGCCGCTTGTATGTTGAATTATGTCTGGAATAAGGCGTTTATTGATAATCTAGTCAATGATGTGGTTACAGAGAAGAAAAGCGCATGAACCGTGGTGAGGTAAAATTAAGAGTTTTATTCATAGAGGATGAATGCATTGAAGCCTCTTATTCTGTGTTATTTATTGACCCAGATGATAGAGAGGAGCTGCAGGACGTTATCACTAATTTGTTATATGGCCTGATAATGAATAAGGAAGAGATGTTTGAGGGTGCGCTCGTAGAGGTTGATATACAAGACAAAGATGATTTGTATGTGTGTACTTATGGTCCGCTATCACAGGAGGTTATAGAATGGATACGGGAAGGGGAGTACGAGACTCTTCACTAAAACAAGTAGGAGAATTGTTCGGGAATATTGGTTGGGAAAAACGATTGTGTGATTTAAACGAAGAAGAAGTGTTAGCTATGACACTGATTCTGAAAAGAATATCAGAAGGGCTTGATGATGAATACTCTAGCACAAACCTTACAGAAATTTACTTCCGATATGGAGGCGGCAGAATCGGCCTCACAGAATCAGACATCCCCTTCTGATGCCCAAAACATAATCAAAGAACTTGATCGTGGTATCGTAGAAAAAGGACGTAAGCAGCCAAAGCGTAGGTATCTTGGCGCATCTTCTCTTGGCGATCCATGTTCACGCAAACTCCAATACCGTTACATGAACCAAGAGGTTGATGAGGGTAAAGAGTTTCCTGCACAAACTTTACGGATATTCGGACTAGGACATGTCATCGAAGATATGATGATTATGTACTTCCGTGACGCTGGCTTTGACCTGCGGACAGACAAACAAGGCGAACAATTTGGGTTTGAGACTGCTGGCGGTGAGGTCAAGGGGCATATTGATGGGGTCATATGTGGTGGTCCATTGCATATGACATACCCTATGTTGTGGGAGTGTAAGTCAGCATCTGAAAAGAAGTTTAATGAATTTGTTCGTAAAGGTGTGGCAGAAGCCAACCCGGTATACGCAGCACAGGTTGCATTGTATCAAGCTTACATGGATCTCACTGAAAATCCTTGTGTATTTACAGTGTTAAACAAAAACACAAGCGAGATATACATTGAGATGGTTCCGTTCAACAGTGAGCTTGCGCAAGCTACCAGTGACAAAGCAGTGCAAATCTTGAAAGCTACAGAAGCCAACGACATGCTGCCGCGTGTTGCACAGAATGATGATTATTTTGTTTGTAAGTGGTGCGAGTTCCGCAACACTTGTTGGCAAAAAGAAGGGGCGGTATGAGCCGCCCCTAGTTGAAAACAATTATGCTTAACGAGGATCAATATAATGAGTGTGGTAAGGTTTGGCAATACTATATCTAGTAGTAATGACATAGTTGAGGAGATTTCTCGTAAAGTCCCCAAGGGCGAACAAATTCGGATTTTGCAGGATACGTTCCCTGCTGGTCGTGTTCACGGCAAGACATTTTATATTGGATCACTGCTTGGCGATCCGGGGCAATCATTAAAAATAAACATTGATACTGCCTCGCAGCATTTTATGCAGGGTCAGGATTTTAATGGCGGTGTTGGCATCGGGGGCATCGTAAAGATATTGATGGAAGCTCGTGGTATGAAGTTTCCAGAGATAAAGGAGATGTTTGCCAGTTACCTCGACAGCACTGGGCCTGAAATTGTTCGGGATAATGCGCCGATAGAAAACCCTATTAGGCCGCAGTACAACGCTAATTCACCGTATGATGCTGAGTATGTGTACACCAATGCTGATGGTGAGGTGCTGGTTTCCGTCAGGCGGTACAATGTAAAAGACATTGCTGGCAACCCCATGTTAAATACAAAGGGCAAGCCAAAGAAAGAGTTCAGACCCTTTGTCGAAGGCTCACCATATTCCAAGTTCCCAGATATACGCCCGTTATATAACATCCCGAATGTATTAGCATCTGACCGTGTTATATGGGTTGAAGGTGAGAAGTGTGCTGATGCTTTGAACCATGCTGGATATACAGCTACCTGTACGATTGGCGGGGCTGGTGCGTTAACAAAGAAGACTGCTCACCAGTTTGACTTTTCTCCATTGCAGAACAAAGAGCTTATTTTGTGGCCTGATAATGATCCTGCTGGCAAAAAACTAGCTGATCTCATACAGGACTTTGCTTTGGCTGCTGGTGCTAGGTCGGTCACAATGCTTACGCCGCCTATGGGTAAGCCCGAAGGGTGGGATGCTTCAGATGCTTTGTCTGAGGGCTACAATATAGAGGAATTTGTTAACACTAAGGCTAAGATAACCAAAACAAATATTAATCTTCTTGATGATTCGTTTCTTGTCAGTCGGTTTGCCGGGGCCGCACCCGAACAAAAGTTCTTGATTGATGGCACGTTTCCGCTCGGGGTTCCTATTCTGTTTGCTGCGGCAGGTGATGCTGGTAAGGGCATGATGACACTGGACATGGGCATGAAGGTGGCGTCAGGAAAGCCAATGACAAACACGTTTGGCGGTCTGGTCAAAGAGTTTGGGAACGTGGTGATTTTTACTGCTGAAGATGACGAAGCTGAGATGCACAGGCGGGTTGAGCGGCTTGATCCGTTTGAGGAAAGGCGTGGTTATCCGCATGATTTAAAGATTGTATCGCTTCCAAATGTGGGCGGTGTGTTTGCAATTATGAATGAGTCCAACGGCGAGTTCAGCACAACAGCAGAATTTGAAAAAATATACGAACAAATCTTGCAGATGAGTAATTTGAAATTGATCGTGTTTGATCCTCTGGCATCTTTTGTTCATGCGGATGTCAACGCTGATCCTGCTGCTGGTGCTGCTTTAACAGGTCTGCTGGCTAGGATGGCAACAGAAACAGGTGCATCTGTACTGGTTTGCCACCATATGACCAAGATCAAAGACGATGCAGTGGTTAAAACACCGGAGCAAGCTCGTAATCTTATTCGGGGTACAACGGCTTTGGTTGATGGTGTCAGGTCATCGTTTGCCATGTGGCAGGTCGATACAGCCCGTGGCAAAAAGACATGTGAGCGGTTAGGTTTACCATATCAGCGCAACAGTTGTTTTGATGGCGCTGTGGTCAAGTCTAACGGGCCAGCCAGTAGAAATGTTCGGCATTTTGTCCGGGATCCAATGACTGGGCTGCTGAATGATCGTACTGAGGAGATTAAATCACTGAGTAGTGGCACGATGCTTGAGATGAAGATGGATGCCATGTTTGATTGGATTATTCATTGTGAGCGC